GCCACCTTTTCATTATCATCATAACCTATAAAAACTCTAATCATTCTTATAGCCCGTAACTAATAAAGGTTCTTGTGGGTTTTCATTTACTTTTGAACCAACTGATTCTCTTTGAATATCATTGTGATCAAATTCTGCCCAATATAATTCAAATGCTACACCATCTTCTAATCCTATAAATTGATGAAATACTCCAGGTTTTACTCTCATAAAATCACCAGCGTTTAATATTGTTTCATCAACTAAATCATAATCTTTTTGCCAGACTTTTACCATCATCTTGCCTGACTCTACAAAGAACCCGTTCCATTTAAAACTGTGTTTATGTTTAGAACAAGCTACATTCTTTTTATATTCTATTCTATGAAATTCTAAAACTCCATTAGCATGGATCAATTCTGTCTGACCCCATATTTTACCTGCTTTCATTTTAACATCACTCCTGCATCTTTTCGTTTTTTACCTTTTAAGTGGTCAGCATACTCACTCATAGGAGTATCTGGCCAAGGATTACCAACCTTTCTAATAGTTGGTGCTAAATTATATTGTGGTTCACCTATTAGCCATTTCTTTCTAACACAATCCCAAACATAACTATCATGCCATTCTCTTTCTTGGAATAATAAGTCTTTTGTATAGTGTTCTCTTAAATTATATATAAACCTTTTTGTGGCAGGTTTTGTAAGATTGTAACCTACAAAGCCACATTCACTATAATAACTAGGTCTATCAATAAAAGATATACTTTGGTCTTGTGGTAAAAATTTATTTACTACTTCTTGTTCAGTAATAGTCTTTTTAAATACTATATCAGCGTCAACCCAAAATACATAATCATAATCACAATCAAGCATTAGATGTGTCTTAGCAAATATCTTGTAACAAAATCTAATAGCATCCATTTTATAATTAGCACCCTCAACTATTCTACTAGGGTCATTTACATCCACACTACCTACATTTCTGGATAGATTTCTATGAATAAAGGCATTTAACTCTGGATTGGTTTCGTGTATGTTTCTTAATTTAAAGTGAGATAAATCATTTAAATATTTTGGTGTCCAGCCTTCGTGGTAAATATAACAATCAAATGGCCAACAATAAGTTGCTATAAATCTATGAGCATAATACTCGTAAAGTTTTTCGTTAAATGTTGTTACTAATGCTATCTTCATAACCTGCTCTCATTATATAATAACTATCTACAATATCTGTAATAGGATTGTTTAGCTTTTGTACATCAAATACTTTCATTAAATCAACACCTTGTGTTCTTGTAAATTGTTCATACATTTTTTCTTTATCGGCATTACCTTTGCCTGTAGCGTGTTTTTTAATAACACTAGGCACAATCGTTCTACAATTATATCTTTTTTGTAATCTGTATTTAAGAATACCACCGTTTTCAGCAATTTGAAAAATTGCTTGGCCTTTTGAACCATATGAGTATCCCTCAATAAAAATATCTTTGTCTGTTTGTTTTTTATGGAGTGTATCAAGTATATGTAATACCCAATCAGATAAGTTTTTAAATCTTTCAATAGGACCATTATATTCTTTATGTTCATAACCAATAACATTCTCTAACATTTTACCTATATACTTTTTTTTATTAGTTAAATAATAAAAGTAACAATCACTAAATGAAGTGCCGCCGTTTGTAGATACACAGACAGCTGGACTATTTAAACTATAATCAATTCCAATTATCGTCTTCGGATTCGTTTGTCCAAATTTCTTCTTCGTCATCATCTTCTAGTTCATCTACCTCACGTCCACAAAATGGACAAGTTAATGGCTCAAGGTCTTGTACCTCAATATCCCATTCTACTGTATATTTAGTTTCGCAACTAGAGCAAGTTTTTTGTCTTTTTTCTATCATTATAGTTTAAACGATTTGAATTGATCTTTTTTAACGTCTTGTTTTATTCCACCTATAACATATGATTCTATTTCTGTTTCTTGTGGAGCATTTTGTGTTGATCTACTATTTAACCAATGATCTGTCCAAGGTAATGGATTAGCCTTTTGGTCATAAGCAGGTGTTAATTGTATGCCTCTCATTCTTCTATTAGCAGTATATTCTACAAATTGATGTAATAGTTTTTCTGATAAACCAATCATTGAACCTTGAGAAAACAAATAAGTTGCCCAACGTTTTTCTTCCTGTACAGCGTCATCATACATTTGATAAACTTCTTTTTCTGTTTCTTTTATAATCTTTAACATATCTTTATCATTTTCATAATCTTTCCAATTATTAATAATTCTTTGTGACATAGCCAAATGTTGACTTTCATCTCTAGCAATAAAAGATATAATCTTTGCTGAGCCTTCTAGTTTCTTTAATTCACCAAAGGCAAATGAACAAGCAAATGAAACATAAAATCTTAAACCCTCTAATATGTTAACTGATACCATAGCTAAGTATAGTTTCTTTTTAAGTTCATACATATCAACTTTAGACTTATCTATTGTCCATTGATATCCCATTTTAATTAAATCATCATAAGTTTTTGTAACTGAATTTGCTCTCTTTTCAATTTTCTCATCTTGTATAATAGTATCAAACACTTCGCTAGGGTCTGAATATAAATTTTTAATAATGTATGTATAACTTCTACTATGAATAGTTTCCATAAAGTCCCAAGTTACAATGGCACCCTCTAATTCTGGTAAAGATACAAATGGTAAAAAGGCCAAACACGGACCTCTACCTTGTACACTATCTAACATTGTTTGATATTTTAGATTAGATGTAAAGATAAATTTTTGTTCATCTCTTAAATCAAGGTAATCGTTTCTGTCTTTTTGTAAAGATACTTCCTCTGGTCTCCAAAAATAACCTAATTGTTGTTGTGTTAATTTATCAAATAAAGGATACTTCATATTATCGTATCTTTGTATTTGTAAATCTTCACCAAAAAACATAGGTTGTTTTGTGAAGTCTAAATTTTTATTTTTGTTTAATACTGTTTTAGTCATAGTCCTTTTTATTTATATTGTACAAGATTCACAGTTTTCTGGATCTTCTTCTACCGGTTTTTCTTCAGGCACATTATCGTGGAAGCCAACTGGATGTGATGGTTCATCTATATCTTTTTTAGCGTCATATGTATTCTGATAATATGAAGTCTTCCAACCCAATTTATAAGTTGTTAATAAGTCTTGTGCCATAACAGACACAGGAACTTGATTGTCTTCATAATTTTCAGGATTATATGACCAGTTACCTGATATTGCCTGGTCAAAATACTTTTGCATTACAGCAACTACATTTATATATCCCTCGTTTGATTTCATATCCCATAATAAAGTATAATTATTTTTTAACCTTTTATAATCTGGCACTACTTGTTTTAATGGACCTTTTTTAGATTTCTTAACTGACAAATAGTCCCTAGGTGGTTCAATGCCGTTAGTGGCATTGGAAACCACACTAGAGGATTCTGATGGCATTTGAGCCGAGAGTGTGCTATGTCGGAGGCCTGACTCTTTTATTTCTTTCCTTAACCACTCCCAATCATACGTAAATTTACGATTGTTTACAAGTTCATCTACGTCTTTTTTGTAAGTGTCTATAGGTAAGATACCATCGGAATATTTTGTTCTATTAAAGTATTTACAAGCACCTTTTTCTTTGGCAACCTGATTACTAGACTTTAAGAGATAATATTGGAAAGCTTCAGTTAGTTTATCAACTTGTCGCCAAGCTAATTTTTGTTCATATCTATATCCTTTTTTAGCAAGATAGTGAGCAAGGCCAATATAACCAATGCCTAAACTTCTTCTTGCCTTTGTAGATATTTCAGCTGCTTTAACAGGATATTCCTGATGATCTATAATTTCATCTAAACTTCTTACAGCTAAATCACAAAGTTCTTCTAGTTCATCTCTTTTGTTTATTTGACCTACATTGATTGCTGATAAAATACATAAAGCAATTTCACCCTCACCATCTATGTGTTCAATAGGGTCTGTTGGTAGTGTAATCTCCTGACATAAATTTGACATTCTAATTAAATCTTTAAATGATGAATGAGTGTTACAATGGTCAATATTCATAATATAGATACGACCTGTTTCTGCTCTTTCTTTTAGAATAGAACCAAATAAAACTTGAGCATTTACTTTCTTTTTACTAATAGATGTTTTTCTTTCAGCTTTTATATAAAGATCATCAAACTCTGGTGTACCCCATGCTTCATATAGTTCAGGCACTTCATGTGGTGAGAATAAAGTTATATCTTGTTCTTGTATAAATCTTTCATAGAATAGTTTTGACAACTGAATTGAGTAATCTAATTTTCTAACTCTATTATCTTCGGTACCTTTATTGTTTTTAAGAACAATAATATCTTCTATTTCGGCGTGCCAGATCGGAAAGTGAACAGTTGCCGAACCACCTCTAACTCCGTTTTGAGTACAACACTTAACAGTTGCTTCAAATTTTTTAAGGAAAGGGATAACACCAGTGTGTTGTACCTCACCTCCTCTAATACGGCTGTTGATAGCTCGTATTCTTCCAGCGTTGATTCCGATACCTGCTCTTTGGGCAACGTAACGGCCAATAGCCATGTCAGAGGAAAAGATACTAGGCAAAGTATCATCAACATCAACCAACACACAAGAAGCGTACTGCCTAATAGGAGTCCGTACACCAGCCATAACGGGAGTAGGAATATTAATTTTAAAAGTTGAAATAGCGTCATAATATTTTTTAACATAAGTCATTCTCTTGTTTTTAGGATATTGAGCAAACACCGTAGCAGCAATCATCATATACATAAATTGTGGTGTTTCATAAACATCACCACTTGATCTGTCTTGTACTAGATATTTGTCTATTACTTGTCTTAAGCCAGCATATGTAAAAGTGTAATCTCTTTCGTGTG